GTTTCCTTTCCCCTGTTGATTTGATGTGGCGGAAGCCGGTGCTCGTGTTTCACCGTTGCCTCCGCCATTACGGTTTTTTGGTTCGGGTTCTCTTACAGGATGCCGTATTTTCCCGGGTTGTTCATTCTGTTTTTCTGCCAGAGTACCAATATAGTAGTAACCTCCGCGAGGGCCTAATTTATAACTCCTACCTTTTGGAACGTCTTTTATATCTTTGACATATATCCGCGCTTTGGCAAACTCTCCGTTATTTGAGATAATTTCATACTTTTTTTCGGCTTTGTAAAAGGTATCTCCTACCTCATATTGGAGGGCTTTTTCATACTCTTTACTCTCCTTGGCTCCGAATCTCTGCTCTGTGTTCTCCCCGCCTTGCCCGTAATCCGATACTTTGAGCGGCTGATATGATTCCGAACCGGACCCGTACCGGCCCTGATCCAGATCTTCCAGACCGTCGCCGCCTTCATCCCCGCCCATACCGCCCTGCTGCTGCATCATCATTTCCTGTCGGGACTCGTCCAGTTCCTCAATATCGGATTTCGACAGGGGTTCGTCCATTGAGAGTTTATACGCGAGTTTCGCGGGGATACCAACGTTCAGCGCTGCGGTAAGAGTGCTCGTTCGGATACTTCCGATCTGTGCGACTTTCTGACGGTCATCGAGTTCAAGTTCCTGAACGAAATGGAACTCCCATGTTTCTTCATATCCCTTAAGCCATGGCAGGATCTCGGTATTGATCTTGTCCTCAAGGTACTGCATCATGGGTTTCAGGAGCCGGCTCTTGGTGACGTTCCGGTGGATGTATGCGGCGACCGCCCCGTTCACATCCCCGCCAACGAACTCATCGCTCGGGAACCCGAAGTAGCCCCAGATCAGTTGAGCAACCCATTTCTGGCCTTCGACCCATTCCATTTCATGAAGTTTCTGCGCGATGGTCTGGGCGGTCTCCTGTCCGATCAGGTGCATGGCGTTCCCGGTACGAATGGGGCCCTGGTTATCGACCCGTAACTGCGTGATGCGCTGTTGAATCTGGTCGATCTCGTGAATGTTCGGGTGCGTGAAGATAATGCTCGGGATCATGCCGTTCTGGAAGGTCTTGCCGGCCGCTACGGTGCTGTCAATGAGGTACTGGACGAAATATTTCAAGAACTTGAGATAGTCCGTGCCGTAAATGTCGTCCGACCGCTTGTAGAGCGCGAGATAACAGACTTCGGACGGGGTATAGGGGATATAGACGCCGGTCTGGGACCGCTGCCAGTACCGCCACGCAAACCCACGGCTCCACCAGCCCTGCATCAGGACTTCTTTGCCGGGCGTCTTTTCGCTCGTGAACTCTGTCGCCCGAATCCCGATATTGTCGTTTGTCGGGACGGAAATAAGCTGCGGGACCCGGTCCATCTCGATCCAGAACTCGGTACCCAGATACGGGCGCATTTCGACCAGTTCCCTGCGTCGGTTGAATGTCTTGACAATCGCGCCTGCATCGTACCGGAACAGGTCACGGATTGAAGGAGAGAAGGTATCCCGGAACGAGCTTTGCGGGTTTGGCCGGCGCATGAACTTATACGCGGTATCGACCCGTTCGTTTGAATCCCGATCAGTCACATCCCACTTGACCGAGCCGATATAGTCAAGGAAGGCTTTCTCGACCATGGCGACATAGGCGTTCCGCGCCATCTTGTCGTTATCGGCTTTCTGGAAGTCCGACCGGTAGACCCCGAGAGAGTTCCATGCAGTCGAGATCGAGATAATAGCGCGCCGGAACTCTTCCTGTTTGAGGATCTGCTGTTTGTCGTATTCCCGCAGTTCGGCATTGAGGTTGTCGTAGGCGTCGGGCACCTGCGCGGAAGAGAGCGACTTCATCAGGGTATCGTTGAAGAGCTGGGTACTGTAAAGGAACTGGGCGTCTTCCACGGCGCGATTCGTCGGCTGGATTGCCAAGAGGTTTGTGCCGTTCTTCATCAGGCCGAGCACATAATCTGAATCTTCTGTGATCTTTTGGATCGGCCGGACACCTTTCTGGATGAATTTTAACTGTTCGCTTTGTTCAGGGTTCGAACAGAGGATGCCGCGTTTCTCGTCGAGCGTGGCAAGGTCATCAATGGAATATTGGTACGATTTTTTAGGAATGGTCTGCATGGGAAACTCCTTGTTGAAAGGAATACCGCCCAGACTAAATAAAGTTTACTTTAAAAAAGGAAAGTAGAATTGTTGTGACCGCTCCCCCAGCTAAAGCAAGGGGCTTCTATTCGTGCGTATATCACGCCGAAAGAGACTGTAGTCCCAGTCTCAATATATTGATGGCAGCGTTCTGGTCACGGTCCATTACCAATCCGCACTGTGGGCATGAATGAATGCGATCTGACAATTCTTTTCTGACATACTGGCCGCAACGTGAACAAAACTGAGTTGTATTCTTGGGATTGACGAGGACTACGCGGGAACCAGCTTCTGCCGCTTTGTTTTCGGTTGTCCTAACCATCATACCCCAACTCACGTCAGCAATCCCTTTTGCCAGAAAAGATGTCTGCTGCATATCTTTGATGTTGAGATTCTCAAATGCAATTGTTTTATACCGGACCACCAGTTTCTTGCTTTCCTGGTGAACGAAGTTCTTCCTTCGGTTAGCGATACGCTCGTGTATCTTTGATACAATACTTCTGCGAACCCTACGTTCGGGTGTTCCCTTTGCTTCTTTAGACATCCTACGCTGTGCCTTGGCAAGTGCGTTCTCATCAGTCTGGAAGAACCGGGGGTTCTCTATCTTCTCCCCATTTGAGAGCATCGCAAACGTGGTCAGCCCAAGGTCAATACCCGTGACTTCATCTCCGATATGTTCACGAACTACAAGTTCCTGTTCTACTGCGAAAGAGACATACCATTTGCCGGTGCTTGACCTACGAATGGTCATGGTCTTGATCTTCCCTTCGCATGGCCTGTGGATGACTGCCTTGATCTTCCCTATTTTTGATGCTGTCACAGTTTGGTTCGTAGCATCGAGGGAATACCCAGCCTGTGGATAGGTGATGCTGTCATATCGTCCGAATGACTTGAAGCGCGGGTATCCCGGGTTGCATCCTTTCTTTGCTCTTTGGAAGAATGCTTTGAATGTAAGGTCGACTCTCATATGGCAGTTCTGAAGAACCTGCGAGTGAACTGTTTTGAGTTCCGGGAAATCTTCTTTCCACTGAACAAGTTCTTTCAACGTATCGTAGTAGGAAAAAGACTTCTGATCATAGTCCCAAGCATCGCGTCTCAATGCCAGTGTATTATTATAGACTTTCCGGCACAAGTCAAACGTTTTGTTGAGCGTTGACACCTGCGCCTTGGTTGGATACAGCCTATATTGATACGCTTTAAGCATTGTTTACTATGTTTGGTGTTTTGCTTAATATGTCTTTCGCTAATAGGATAGAAAAGGGGAGATTCATCCCCAACCTAAAGGATGGGGAATTCTCTCACCAGTAAGTTAAATCTTGGAGTAATCTCTGTTTTTCTGGATCTTTATTTTTGCTTTCCGATAATTCAGTTCCCACCAAAAACAAAAGTGCTTCGGAAAAAATTTGTTGGTTGCGAATTGTTTTCTCAAGGATTTCATCCATTAAATCTTGATGCATTTTTTCACCTCAATCATAATTTTGGTAAATGTTCTGATCCTCTTCTTCTGATAAGCCGGCGATCTGCTTTGACTCGCTCTTCTGGATGATCTTGTCGATGTCGATCTGGCAGGAAGGATCCAACTGTTTTTTCTTCTCTTTTTCAAACTGATCTTGAGTGTACGGGCCGACAAGCACATTCCCGCCGTACTCGTTCAGACCCCAGACCGCAAGAGCGCAGGCTGTAACGGTATCATCGTGACGGCCCTTGGGAGCCCCGTATTTCATGTACCCGGTCGTTCCCTGCCCCCGGGTCATCATGAAGTCCTGATGCTCCTTTTCGGTCACCGGATCGGGTAAGAGATGCACCGTGTGGTTCTCCTGCGCCATGATGTAGTTCAAGTACAGCTGCGGTTTGCTGACGCTTGAGAACACGATTGGGACGACCCGGAGCCGGCCCTGTTTTGCCGCGCCCGGGTACTGGGAATCCATCCGTTCGAGATCTTCAACGACCGGGGCCCCGACACCAGTCTTATCGACAAACAGCCATGCGTTGTTGTAATGCTTGCAGACCGCGTAGATCGTGCCACGAATGAACGACCAGTCCCGGTTTGTGAGCCTGACGGAATTGACCTCGTGGTTATCAGCGGCGTCGAAAGTCTTGATCACGGTAAAGTCGTTGGTGCTGGCGATATCCGCACCGGTCACGTAGTTATGCGCCGGGACCGGCTCCCGGGGCGTACTGGTCATGAGCTCCTTGAGATGTGGGAATACGATACCGCCTTCGAGGAACTCTGCCATGACTTCCTGCCGGAACATGAGCTCGGGTATATTCTGTCTCATGCGCTCGATTTCCTTGACCGGGATATACGGGTTATCATAGGTCGTGAAATGGAACGATTTAAACTCCGGATCGTTCTGCTCGCGGTTGTAGAGATCCCAGAACCATCCTTTCCCGTTCGGCGTCGAACAGAACCACCCACACCCTTCTTTCTTTGCAAGTGACGGTTCGAGCACTTCCCAGACTTCAGCGTCAAAGAATGCTGCTTCATCGCCAAATACCCAGTCCAGGGTGTTCCCACGGAGCCCATCGGTGTTCTCGGCAGAACCCATCATGATCTCAGAGCCATTCCGGAGCTCAAATGTCAGCCACTTCGCGGAGGTCTCGGCAATGAACTTAGTCCGGTTCTTGGCTTCGAGTTCCCGAATTATCCTCAAAATCTGTTTGTAGTCCTTATACGCCTGTTTCGCGTAGGGAGCCACGACCATTCCGGTAGAATCCTTTTTTGTAAGCGCGAGACCGGCTCCGGACTTGCAGGCAAAATCCGATTTCCCCCACTGCCGGCCCGCTGCAATGACCTTGTACCGGTGCAGATCGTCATAGACTACCTGCTGGGTCGCGTGGAGTTTCAGGTCAAGTTCGACGGCCATTATTTCACCTTCGGGCAGTACTCGAAATAACAGAACCCGTTTCCTTCCTTGTTCCGGCAGTTCGTCCCGCCACGCACGATCCGGGCATCGGTACACTTTGCCTGAATCGTGTTTATCCAGTCCTGTTTATCCATAAATCAACCTCGTTTCGTATTTATTGCCGTCGTGAACACTTATGCCGCAAATCTCACCGGATTTGTTTCTGTGAATGCTGTGCCACCGCATAATGTAAATTTTCCCTGCCTTTTCGTGATTGAATGGGTATGTCTTGAACACACAGTAACAAGAAGCGCAAGAAAATGGCATATACAAATTTGTGGCTGCCATGTGACTTACCAGATCCGATCCACAAGCAGGGCAATTCCCGGTAAAATCTTTATCACATGCTGCTATTGCATTCTCTAAATATTTGTCAAAATTATTGCGGATCATAGACAAATGCTTTTCTCTGGGAGTGTTCATAATCTCTAAAAGACGACGAGCCTGATTTCGTGTGGGGTTCTCCGGATCTATCGTAACAACCCCTCCATTACATCGATCTTCGCTTCCAGATAATCGCAGCATACCACGAAATCCATTAGATTCTCGTGAAAATCATTGGTGAGCATCTGGTACGTTTCCGGCATCAGGGACCGGTACTGGTACACGAGCGCCGCGAGATACGGGTTGTCGGTACGCACAACGCCGGAGGTCATGATTTAAAGATCTCCTTGATCGTTGTGTTGACTTCCGGCTCCGGCACCGGCTCGGGCTTCTTCTCGACCAACGGGACCGGGGCCCCGTCAAGTAACTTCCCGAACTCTTCGGAATGCACTAAGCTCTCTTTATCCTCGTGCATCTCCGGCTCTTTCGGGGTAGTAACCGTTACCTCGCCTTTCTTGATCTCAACTTCCGGCTCGTCCTGATCCGGGTTATCGCCTTCCTTCTTCACAATTTTCTTCTCGATCTTCTCCTGCATGTCATAAAGAGTGGACAGCATTGAGTTCAGCGTCAGGATCTCTTTCATCCGCTGTTCTTCGGTCAACTGGCCTTTCCGAGCGTTGTTGTGGACGAAACGCGAGTACTCCCCGACATTTTTCAGGTATTCCCCCATCGTGCCAATAGTACCTTTACGGAGCCGGGGAATCGCAGGAGCAGCTGGTTTCGGTTTCCGATGAGTTCGTTTCTTCACAGGTCCACCTTTGCCTTCTGGATCTCACTGATTACCGCGTTAAAGGCCTTCTCCAGCATTTCCTTATCCGCGATTCTCAGGGTTACTCCCTCGACCTGCATCACTTCCCGCATGGCTTTCTTCACGTCAATGAACGCCGACCGTTTCTCGACCTCTGCATTCAGGTACAGGACCGCCTCGCTCGGGTCCAGGTCCAGCCGGTTACAGATATCGATGGCGTCCTGCGAGATGTGATACGCCCGGCTCTTGCGCGGCTCGGTCATAACTCCCTCTTGACCTTTAGGGAATATATCGTCCCGTTTTCAGCAGTGATTGATATTCCGTTTTCCTTGAGGGACTTGAAAGCAGTTTCCAGCCGTAAACACCGATCATGGGAAATTTCCACTCCCTTTTCAAGATTATCCACCCTCAGGGTAAGATCCCCAATGTCCTTTGCCGTGCCGGGATCCTTCTTGAAACCGAATGCATCCCAGATTGCATTGCCGATTTTTTGATAATCCTCTTCTGCATACCAAGTATTATTGACCCGGGCAATCTCTTCTTTGAGCCGGGCGATCTCTACATCCTTCTCATTAACAGATTCTAGGAGTTTCTTAATCTGTGTGAGATAAAGTATCCTTGATCCAATGGGTTCCATAGGAGCGTCAAATTTCCCTTCTTTGATCCTGGTCTCCATAGTAAGGGGCGGGTTTCCATCGCATTCACTCATCGCTTTCAACACCTTCTCCTTGTCAAGATACTGAGCTGTCATGGGTGCGCCCCCATAAGTGGGATAAAACAGTTTGTTTCCCCGGCCCCGAGGGATACCGACTTCCGGAAAATACCGATGCTCCAGTTGCCGATACCCGATGACCATTCTTTTGCTGTTTTCTTTTCTGCCATACTCTCCTTTTTATCCCTTCCACTTATTATATTTTATTATACAGTCGTGAGGCAATATCCAACTTGCTCCAACTCAAAAAACAATCCGGGCAAGATTTACTTACCAGATTACGGAGAAAACCATTTTATTGCGGTATTTTTGGTCTTACTAGTCCCTTGTTTTTTACGGTCAAATCCGGCATCCTCTAAAATCCGAGCAATGCAAGATGGCGATAACCCAAAGAGTTTCCCTACCGTTGTTAAAGTCGACCCCTCTTTCGAATATTCAGCGTAGATATCCTTTGCATCGGGGAGATTCTTCGATTTTATCATATCGTGTTGCTTATTATGACATTTCCGGCATAGTATTTTCAGATTTTCCCGGCTGTTATCCATGCGATCCTTGTTGAGGTGGTGGACCTCTACACGCCCTTTCTTCCCGCACATCTCGCATTGGTGCGGTAGTCTCAGTTCCTCAAATGCTACGGCTCTGGCAACCGCGCCATAGATGCTCTGCCGGCTCGTTTCCTTGATATGTAATTCTCGGGGCAACATACAATACTATTGGAATAAATCAGAGATAAAACTATCGCGGATATTGAAATCTGATGCCTATGTCTCGACTCAATTCCTAAAAAGAGTTCAATTTCCCAGATTTTTGTACGAGGGTCCTGGCATATATCGCGCTAAAACAACCAGATGTGAACCTAGAACAATCCCCCTTGCGTTGCCTTCGTAGAGTTATGGATTAGAGCACATATCATTGAGCAATAGCCAAATGAGGCACAATACAATGAGAATATAATAACGCAATGCAGGGACTAACCCCCTACGACGTGCACTATATAGAGGGGTCACATTGCGCAGAATACCTATTCTGCGACATTTCGACGCGAGAGTGCACTATACGGACAGGCCCGGGCACTAGGATCGCGCCTACTACCCGGCCCGGGACCGCGAAAAGTGATGATTAAAAGTGGCTTCCAAAACTGATACGCATACCACTTATGGAATGTGCCGCACAAAATACGACGGAGGTGGGATAGATGAGGGACCTGGTCGTACCGGTGATAAACTCACTGGTGGTTTATGGCATCGGAGTATAAACTCATATAAGGTTTATCATTGGGAGTGGTTGGGAAGGTATTATGTGGCGGTGAGTAGTGACGGACGGGTATAGCGATTGCTCTGTATAGTGACTCTGTGATGCTCTCGGTTGATGGATGATGGGTATTGGTAGGGATACTTGAGATCGTGCGTAGGATCGCTGCTGCTATACACATGCTATGGGTCTATTATGAGCATACTGGCTATGGGGCTGTTGTGCGTGAGATTAGGAGGTATTGTCAAGGGGCTGCCGCCCCTGACAGAGACCCCGCGCTTATGGTTGGTCCGGTGCGGCATTGCCGGGTACCGTGCCGCACCAATCCGGGGTTATTGCGCGGAGATTGATATTATTTTGTGCGTTGATTGTTGCATTTTATCACCTGAATGCATACCTTTATTACCTTTAATGAATTATAGGTAATTGTAGCAAAGAGAGATGAGACAGATGGGACAAGTTACCTTAAAAATCAGGAACGAAAAAACCGGCTGGATTGTTGAGCGCGAGATGTCAATAAGAATCCCGGCAGCGCATCACAAGAAACTCTCTCAGGGGTGGCTCGTAGGGTACTGGAGCGTATAATATGTATCATTGTTCGACGTGCGGAACGGAAATGGTTTCTCAATCAGATGAGATTATGGGGGGCAGGGACGATCTCTATGATTGTACGGTTTGCAAAACCGGATGGAGAGAATTTTCAGAAGACGATCCGGCATTCTCGGAGAATGTATGACCGGCAAAACAAAATACGATCTTGACCGGGGCAATCACGTTGTCTACAGCCTTCACTATCATATCATTTTTGTGATCAAGTATCGACGAAAGAATGTTATTGGCAAGTATGAGGTGATCTAACCATGGCAAAATTTATCCTTGAAATTGAGCTCGGGAATGAGGGCGCCCAAAGCGGGTACGATGTAGCACGTATGATCCGGGTTGTTGCATTTGTAATGCAGGACTATGGGAATTTATCAAAATTGCATTGTGCACAACCAACACCTATCTGGGACATCAACGAGAATGTTATTGGTAAGTATGAAGTGATCTAATGAGCGATCCAAAGTGGGTAATTGAGGTCCGCAAAGAGATCCAGCGACTCAATCGCAAGCTCGCCCGTCTTGCCAAAAAGCAGGACTCTGATGAGATGACCGGTGATGATTGGGACGACGAATCTAATTGGTCCGGCTGGAGGGACGCCCTCAACTGGGCGCTCAAGATGCGGGCCGGGAAAGCTACCCGTAAGGATGCATGCATGGGGGAGGATCAGGCCATGACCGCCGCTATCGATACCGAGCCCTGCCGGCCGGTACCGGAGAATACACCCAGAGCCCGGCAGCTTGTATACGGCCGGGAATACAACTGCAAGCCGGCAGGGCCGGTAATAGATGCCGAACAATCCCAGCGGGACCGGTTCAGATTGAGGGATCAGAAATGACCCTCACGAACCTGTGCGGAAAGGTCGCTATCGGTGTTTCCGTGGCGATTGTCCTGATCTTCCTGATATTGTTCGTACTCGCTGCTTTCTGTATCGGAATCGGGGCCTATGAGTCTGTAACGGGCACTGCGAACAGTACGCAGAACCAGCAGGATTACCAGAACCTTTCAGAGCAGATCAACCAGGGGACCGGACAGATCCAGCATGTGCAGCCGTTCACGACCCGGTACTATCCGGAGGAAACGCCAATCAAAATCAATAAAACCGGAGTCTGAAGCATGACGAAATATAGAGGGGGGATGGGTTTCTATGATGACGGCACAGAAACCCAGCAAGCCGCAAATGATCAAGCGTGCTACGAAGCACGGAAATCCGCAGGTATACCATATCCAGAAGATGTTGAGCATAAATTGACAGGTGGAGATTGTGAAAGCGATTGTCCTATTTTTAGGACAACGTGCCCATTTAGAAGACATCAATGGATCCAATAACAGAACAACTCAAAGAGCTGCAAGAGACAGCGCCCCGGCAGCATCCGAACCTTTACGGACAGACGCCGGCCTGGAGACTGAAACCGCTGATCGACTATCATAAATCGGAAAAGGAGCAATCATAAATCAAGGTCCAGCCATGACCCGGGAAGAAAACTCGAACTCATCTCTCTTGCACATCACCAAGTACCGGGGGGCCAAAAGACACGGGCCCTTAATGAGCGTCAAACCCAACCATGAATGAAACAATCCTCGGATCAGATCAGTCCATCATCAAGGCCGGGAGGGGATTGCCTCTCCCCTCCCTTTTCTCTCTTCTATAGTGTATGTATAGTATAGGTACAGTACAGATCATGATCTATAGTACACTACCATTCCAGTGGAAGCAGGGGTTTGTATATACTCCTCTCTCTCTCTCTCTCTCTCTCTCTTCTCTCCCTCTCCAATCTAATTAGATAATTAATAATAAACAATTAACATAATTAACTCTCTAATTAGTTTGGGAAGGAAAGAGAAAGCGAAACGTAAAACTAAAATCTTATATAGGAATCAATCCCATTATAGTTTTGCTCGAAGGATAAGATCCCAAAAAGAGGATGCTGCAATATCAATTCTCTTTTTGAAAGAACTTATACCTTTCGTATTTACTGTGAGGTATCGAAAATGGTTCACATGCTCAACGTTGCCGTCCCTGAAGATCTTTGGGACTGGATGGAGAAGAATTTAAAGAAACGGGAATACAGCGGTTTTCTTATCGATTGTACCCGTCAATCGTTGCGCAACGATCCCTTGGAACAGGAGAAAAAGCGCGTTCGGCAAACGTTTTACGAAGCAAAGATTATCCCGGAACTTCGGAAATTGCAGGATACCTACGAATACCATTCCAATGATTATTCTTTCCTGCTTGAGCATTTCGGCAACCAGAAGATCGCACTTTCCCGGAATGACCTGATAACCTGTATGGACCAGCTTGATCAGGAAGTGATGGCGGAGTGACTGAATGAACCGAAGGTGAAGAGATGAAAGAAGATTTTGATATAAAAACGACTAAAGTTACGGGGTGCCCCCTGCGACTCAAATGCAAGGACACGGTAAGATATCATGGGAGTGTAACGTACTATCGATGCCAGTGGCCAGAAGGCCACATGTGCAGGTCTCATTATGAAAGTGATATGGATTGCATCAAGAAACCAAATGAACTAGTGTCTGGGTGCAAATACTATGATGAGTGGTCACAAAAGCAAGTTCGAGATGCCTTCAAAAAATTAGAAGATTTGGAAGCGCACAGAGATGCGCTTCCCCGAAGGGTGGACCGCCCCTTAGATGCCTCGGAAATGCCGTTGTCCCGCAGCAAGCGTACCCCCTCCTCCAAGCCATCGCGGAAATTGAAAGAGGATTAGAATGACCGATTGTGTAACCTTCTGGAAAGATTTTCTAAAAACCAAGTGCAAAAAAGGGATCTCGGCCATAAACCGGGACTATCCAAACGTCAGGTCCCTCACGATCGATTACAAAGAGGTTGAGAAGTCCGGTAAGGAAGGATTGGTCTGCGCGGATAAACTCCTTGAGAAACAGCGCGAGGTCTTTGAGGAAGTCAACGATGCCCTGATCACATCAGAACTGATCAAACCGAAAACTAAAGACGGCAAACCGGTAAACATCAACATCCGGTTTATCTCGGTCCCGCGCAGGGTCCGGATCCGGGATATCCGGAAAGAAAACGTCAATCAGCTTGTCTCCATAGATGGCGTGATTATACGGTCATCTGAGGTCAGGCCCAGGATTGTAGATGCGGTATTTAAATGCGCGGCCGGGCATTTTACACACAGAATCCAGAAATTTGGCGGGTTTGTCCAGCCAGATAAATGTAGTATCTGCAATCTCCGCGTTTTAGATCTTGTCCCTCTCCGGTCGATTTTTGCCGACTCGCAGACCGGCCGGATACAAGAGAACCTTGAGACCCAGAAAGCCGGTGAGCAGCCGCAGCAGTTACCAATCGATATTGAAGATGACCTATGCGGTCAGATTGTGCCCGGGGAGCGTGTGGTCCTCAATGGAATTATACGGTCCCGGCAGAAAATCCAGCACGGAGAAAAGAGCGGGATGTTCGAGTTGTTCCTGCAAGTCAATTCAATAGAGCGCGATCACAAAAACTTTGCGGATCTCGAGATATCCGAGGAAGAAGAAGATCAGATCCGGAAACTCGCCAAGAGCCCGGACCTTCTCACAACGATGTCAAAGTCGATCCTACCGGCCATTTCCGGATTTGCGGAAGAGAAGAAAGGAATTGCGCTGTTCCTGTTCGCAGCCCATCAGGAAGCCTTTGAGGGTAAGAAGATGCGCGGCAGCATTCACGTATTCCTTGGCGGGGATCCGGGCATATCGAAAAGCACCATGCTCCTGATGCTCCGCGATATTACACCGCGGTCGCTCTACATCTCGGGCCGGTCCACTAGTTCCGCGGGACTGACTTTTACGATGCGGCAGGATGAGCACGATAAGCGATGGGTAGCGGATGCCGGGGCCGCAGTCATGGCCGATGAGTCCTGCCTGTTCGTGGACGAGCTCGGACAGATGGAAAAGACCGATATTATGGCGCTGAACGAGTTTATGGAGACCCAGATTATCCCGGTCAACAAAGCCGGAATAAATGCCACCTTGCAGGCCCGGTGCAGCGTTATGGTGGCCTTGAATCCCAAACATGGCCGGTTCGATATGGCAATCCCGCTGGCTGATCAGATTGATGGTAAGATCCCGCCGCAACTCCTGAGCCGGTTTGATCTCATTTACCTGTTGCCGGACGTGCCGGAAGAGAATCAGGACCGGACTACAGCGGATTCCATCCTTGCCGGGTGGCAGAGAAGATCAAGAACACGAGAAAATCAGATCCCTCGTGATTTACTTCTGAAGTATATCGCCATTGCCCGGCAGCGCAAGAATCCACAACTAAACGAACCGGCCGCGCGGTTAATTACTGACCGGTTTGTTGAGATCCGGAAGAGTTCCGGTGGCGGCACGATCTCACTGACTAACCGAGCGCTGGAATCCTTGGCGCGGCTGGCTACCGCTCATGCTATAATGAGACTCGGTACTGAGGTTACGATCCAGGATGCGGAAGCCGCTATCGCAGTCTATGAATATTCGCTCAAGCAGTTCGCAGTCGATAGCCGGACCGGTATGTATGACGCTGACCGGGCGAGCGGCAAGACCAAGGAGCGCCGGGGACTGGTTGCAGAGATCCTTGCAGCGATCCGAGACGAAGGCGGGAAATGCTCGCTTGATATTATTATCCGGGACGTTACCGCGAAGAATCCCGGGATGACGGAAGCGAAGGTAAAGAACACGTTTGAGCAGATGTGCCGGGAAAATATGCTCTGCGAAGCCGGACTAGGAAAATGGAGGGTAGTATAATGATCGAATCGTTCTGCAAGAGAGACCGGTGTTCGGGAAAACCATTGAGCAACCGAAACGTAACTCTTAATATCCTTTAACACATACAAGAATTTACGATGACATATAAACCATTAAGGAAGAAAGCCGGGAAGCCGGTCGGAACCAGATCAATACCGACCCTTCACGCGGAGATCCTGCGCGTGTTAAAGGAAGATAAGGAGCAGAACGGCGACGGCTTGACGGCATCGGGGATATCAAAGGCGCTTGCCACACCGGACCCGACCGTCCGGCTGTATCTCGGAGATCTTGTCGAGCAGAAGAAAGTCTCCTCCAAGCGCATTGCCGGCATGACCCTGTACCGGCTTCGCGCAATAAAACAGAAACCTTAATATCCTTTACTCTTCTAAAGATAATTGATCACAATGCAGATACTGATTTTGGAACCCGGTGACAAGGAAGTAACGTATCAGTGCAATGTGTGTCCGTATGGATGCACTCTCGCGGAGATCCAGAAAAAAGAGTCTGCGCTTGACGCGCCGAAACATTGCCACCGGTTCCCTTCCATGGCTCCGCATTGGATCAAGATTTGAAAAGGTGATCAATCATCACGAACAAAACATTTGAAGTATCCGGCACGATCCGGATCAAAGACGGCCACAAATCACACGGCCTGAAATTTGAGAAACGCGATATGGAAAGGGACGGTCCGGTCGATACCTCGGAGTTCTACGCAAAGATTCTTCAGGACTTCATGGATGAAGTCGTAGAGGAAGCCGAGCAGACCATTCTTCCGCTTGAAGAGAAACCAGGTCTCAAGACCGGCAGCAAAGAAGCTAAAGAGGCGGCTGATAAAGCGAACAAGAAGAAGTGGGGATAATCTATCCTCTCTCAATTTACAATTTTGCTCTTGATAAGTGCGGGAGGCGAATCCGGACCGCAGCCGGTTCAATGCCGGACAAGGGCCATTCCGAAAATACGGGAAATCGGGTGAAAATTATGAGTTTACAACTTGGAGAAAAAGAGAACTTACCGGAACAGAAGATCGAGAATCCGCTGACCCTTGTCTACCTTATTGACGGGGATATCGCGGCGCTGGAAGAGAAGATCGCAACAATGAAAGAGAACCGGGACCGGGCGCTTGCCTACGCGGTCAAGAACGGTATTACCGAAGATGAGCGGTGCCGGCTGGAAAAGAAGGCGCGCAAAGTCCGGTCCCTGAATATCACGCTGTTCGCCGCAGTATTCCCGAAACAGTATGAGATGGCCTGCGAACTTGAAAAGCAGGAACTCGAAGCGAAGAAAGAGCGTGTCGGCGAGAAGATCAACCTCACGCTTGTCGATAAACTCGTCAAGAAGGCGATGCTGGACGAGGCGGAGGGAGTGATCACAACCAAAGAGATTGTATCGTATCAGGTGAGCCAAAAATGACGGAAAAAACCCAAGAGACAATCATCGCAAAGTTCGTCAAAAGCAGCGGAGTAATGATATTCCTTGAAGGGCAGGAAACCGGTATCCCCTGCGAACTCAAGATCCTGTCGATTATCAAGAAAGGCGACAAGGTGCAGGCCGGCAACGAATACCGGTGGCTGGTCAACATCGATGCAAAGGGGAACCGGGCGATTGTAAATGTCGGTCCGGCTGATGAAGATACGAAGTTCAAGACCGGCAAAGAGATTTTGCAGGAGAACATCGAAAAGAAACGCGCTGATGACGCAGCTGAGAAAGTAAAAGCACCGGCAGTATCAAATCAGCAAGCGCCTGTAGGAGTCAAAGATCTCCCGGTCGAGTGCAAGACCTGTGTTTTCATTCACGATTGTTCCACTCTGGAACCAAAGGAGAACTGCAAGCGTGACGTAGAGGCACAGATTAATCTCGCCAAGCAAGCCGAGCAGATCGCAGCTAAGAACAAGGAGGATGAAGAGTATGCGCGGAATCTCGTTGCAGAGAAGCAAGCCAAAGAGCCGAAAAAGGCAGTTCCTGCGCAGAAAGTACCGGTTACAGTAGTTCCCGCCAAAGTGGTTGAAGAAGTGCCGCAGAATCAATCTGTAGCGGTTTTTGAACCATCCCGTACAGTTGTCAAGACCTATTCAAATGAGGACTTGCTGCTGATCCGGAACATGGCAGCGCGGAACTGCTCGGAACCGGAGTTCAAACTGCTGATGTATCTCTCAAAGACCTACGGACTCGACCCGCTGCTCAAGCAGATCTGGGCGGTCAAGAGGAACGACAATCAGCCGGCGCTCATATTTGCCGGCCGGGACGGGTTCCTTGCAGTTGCTCACCGTTCCGGTCACTTTGACGGGATGCAGTCCGGTGTCAATTACGAAATTGACAAAGACGGCAAGAAGGTAATCGAATCCGCGTGGTGCAAGGTATGGAGGAACGATATGACCCATCCCTTCGAGACGCAAGTGCCATTCAACGAGTTTAACACCGGATTCGGCGTGTGGAAGTCTCACCCATCCGCGATGATCCTGAAAGTCGCCGAATCGGTCTGCCTGCGGAAAGCCTTCTCCATCGATGGAATCTACGCGCCCGAAGAGATCAACACGGAGGGATAATGTCTATCTCTATTAAGTCAAGGAAAGCGAAAGCGCGGGGCCTACAGGAAGAGACCCGATCCCAAATTATCTCTTCTTTACCGACAATCGGCAGCGAAGATGTGAAATGCGCTATTATGGGAGAATCCGGGGTGGACATTCACCTGAGTACCCGGGCCAGAGAACTGTTCCCCTTCGGGATCGAATGCAAGGCGCAGGAAACCCTCAATATCTGGCAGGCGCTCGAGCAGGCGCGGATCAATGCCGAGAAAGAGAAACTGATGCCGCTCCTTGTATTCAAGCGGAACCGTAGCGACCTCTACGTGTGCCTGCGCTTCGCTGACTTCATGCGACTGGTCACAAAAGGAGCGATCCGGTAATGCGCAACATTTCTTTTTCGGCAACAACCGAACAGGTCAGGACCCGCAGAAAATATGTGACTCGGCGCGGCAATAAAAACGGTCCGGCATGGAAGAATCTCAAACCCGGCGATCATCTCATGGCAGTTGAAAAGTGCCAAGGGTTAAAGAAAGGCGAGCATGTCAAAAATATCTGTGAGATTGAAATCCTCGATGTCACATTTGAACCCGTTGATGAAATTGCCCGAAATCCATTGAGGGTAATTAATCCCATTTGCCTGCAACCGATTTGGTGGTCAAATGAGACAACAATGGAGGGATTCCCTGAAATGACCCCGCAAAATTTTGTCGAAATGTTCTGCGAGATGAATGGATGCACTCCCATAACAGAGATCACGAGAATCCTGTTTGATTATGTATGACTGTTCTTAAATGCCAGTATTGCCTCAACACATTCATGATCGATCTTGAAGTAGAGAAGATCAACACTTCTTTATTGCAAACCTGCCCGGAATGTCTCGGTAAGATCCAGCGCGGCGAGCCGTTACCGAACGAACAGAAATCGGTAGAGAAAGCACCGGCAGCGGAGACGCGGTTCTGAATGACTGAAAAACTGAAATTCTCTGATTTTGTTCAATATCGGGGGAGACGTATTCCTGCGCTTGATAATATCGATCCATGGGCGTTTTCAAGATCGCGTGAATCCCATAAATCCCCATTCAAAGGCAAAGTCAATGAGATTGACCTTCTTATTGAAAACAATAACCGGGTGATATGAGTGTGCAGCACCAAAACCGAAGCCAAGCCAACATCCTCATCGAGAACAGACAATCAGCAAATCGTATCCTCTGGTCCGGCCCCGATTGGCAATGGCTCCGTATTATTTTCCTGTCCTCTCCAGAGAACAGAGGGGGATGTGTCTGGTGCGGAAACATCGCAAAGGTTGTCTGTCACCCGGGAACATCCGATGTCTACCGCTACCGTGACAGATATCTTGATTTCAGAAGATCAGGTTGTTACCCTATGTGTCTGTCGTGCAATGCGGCAGAGCGGGCCGGCAAGGTGTTGTGCCCTCGATGCAGTCAACAGGGTTATTACATACCTGCCGGTGTGGATGGTAAAGGAGACGGGCAAGTCTGCTGGAGCTGCAAACCCGCAGAAGAAAGGGAACGGCTCATCTACGGCAAAGAGCAACGGCAAAGGCAAAGAAACGAGATCACGCAGAAGAAAAACCGGAAGTACCGGACGGTCAAAGTCATCAACAAGCAGACCGGGAAATGGGTAACGCTTTCCCGCAAATAACCTTTACCTCTTTTAAGGAAAATCACAAGTTTTATATTTGAACACATTGAACAATGTTCATGGCAACGAACAAGTTACCGCAGTGTTCCCGATGCTTCGGGGAAAACTGGATCGACCTCGGACCAACTCTCTTAAGCGAAGAGGATACGAAGAACGCGAAAGAGTCTGACAAAGTTCCGGATATCCATCTGTACCAGTGTGGCGGAGGGCTGGCACATACCGATCCCAACGAAATGAAACAGGGATGCGGCAGGGTTATCCGCGCCACACCGGAAGAGATGAACAAAGGCGGGGAGATCTGAAATGGAAACAAAAGTAATTACTGAAAAAGATCTTGTGAAAAATCCAGATACAGGATTTTACGAGTACAACGCCAATTTCCAATTTGAGGGCAATGTTGAGATTGCTGAAAATCTCGGGTGCGTCAAATTCGGTTATGGGTTGGTAGCGACCGGATATATCTATGCAAAGGCCGGTACGGGAATCGAGGCCGGTACGGGAATCGAGGCCGGTACGGGAATCAAGGCCGGTACGGGAATCAAGGCCGTTTGGGGAATCGAGGCCGGTACGGGAATCAAGGCCGGTGAGGGAATCAAGGCCGGTTGGGGAATCGAGGCCGGTACGGGAATCGAGGCCGGTGAGGGAATCAAGGCCGGTACGGTAATCAAGGCCGGTGAGGGAATCAAGGCCGGTGAGGGAATCAAGGCCGGTTGGGAAATCAAGGCCGGTGAGGGAATAAAGGCCGGTACGGGAATCAAGGCCGGTGAGGGAATCAAGGCCGGTGAGGGAATCGAGGCCGGTACGGGAATCAAGGCCGGTGAGGGAATAAAGGCCGGTACGGGAATCAAGGCCGGTGAGGGAATCGAGGCCGGTTGGGGAATCAAGGCCGGTACGGGAATCAAGGCCGGTGAGGGAATCAAGGCCGGTGAGGGAATCGAGGCCTGTACGGGAATCGAGGCCGGTTGGGGAATCAAGGCCGGTACGGGAATCAAGGCCGGTACGGGAATCGAGGCCGGTACGGGAATCAAGGCCGGTTGGGGAATAAAGGCCGGTACGGGAATCAAGGCCGGTACGGGAATCAAGGCCGGTGAGGGAATCAAGGCCGGTGAGGGAATCGTCACTTGGTATTATGGAGGCATCGTTTCAAAATGGGTAATTTCCCCACGTATTGCAGTTGGATTTTATCTGGGACCAGATAAGGTTCAAACCATTAAAGCCGAAATCCGAAAAGAAACCCCCATAATCCTTGGTAAAGTAGAGGTGCCATGATGCAGCGCCAACTTTTCATCTGCTCGGCTGTCGAGACCTGTCAGGAACAAAGTAACTGTTGTGCCCACAAGCAGCCGCATATCAAGGATGAGCGGTGTATCCCGAAGCTGTGCCGGTATGGTCCCCGGGATGTTGAAGTAGACTGCGTTCTGGCCGATCCGGTCAACCCGCATGTACCGAAAGCGAAGATCGGTGTGCCGTTGAAACCCGAGCCGGTCGAAGAGAAGAAGCCGGAGCCGGTCAAGCTGGCAGATGCAGGAATTGAAATGACCTCTGAGACCATGGAGGAGAAACCGGAACCCGCGCAGAGACCGGTCACGCTGAGGAAAAAGCCCGGCAGGAAGGCGAGATCTGCATGACCTTCAAATGTACCGATTGTAAAAAGTTCATGCACTGTTCTGATAACAGTGAGGCATGGGAGAAGGCAAAAGAACTCTACCCAAAGACCGAGATCGACGGCGTGGATACCAATGAAAGGAGCCGTCTCAAGTATATTGACACGGTAGCCGGAAGGTGCCAGGAGCGTGTTGCTGCATGACCGGAATGAAACCACAAGAACCGTCGTCGTCATTGGAAAAGGGAAGTCGGTTGTGGTGTCCACTGGGGCACCTCTGCCGAGTATGGGAAGGCGACTGTACCCGAGCCGGATGTGTGTTTGGCCCAGAAACGGACGCATCAGTACGGAATATTAAGTGCCCGTTCCCCGTCGAGATCGTTCTTTCACGGCTCGTAAACCCACAGGAGTACCAGCCATGACCGAGAAATCAAAAGCGCAGTTTCTCCGAGAACTTCGAGATATGACGAAATGTCCCGACTGTGGAAAAGTCCAATCCGTTCCAAGAGAGGCCGGGGACGACTGCGAAAACGAAGAATGCGAATGCCACGTTGTCCATGCGCGGAAATACAACTACTGGACAAATCCAAACTGGGGATAAAATGACCGAGAAGAAAGAGCGTGTCAACCGGAACGTCTGTGTCGAATGCGAGAATGAAAAGGTGTATTTCTGCATCCTTCATTTCCTGCACCGGCTGACCGGCCGGGTATGCCGGCAGGGATGGAAGAAAAAGGAATACCGGCAGCGGCAGGCGACTCTTGAAGAGACTGCGAAGGAAGAATCATGACACAATTCCCTAAAGGCACCGAATGGTACTTCTTCACTGTCCCTGTCCCATACAGCGGTATGTTACGTCCATCAATTCATACCCCAGCTGTTTCAATAGAGGCCGCAAAAAAAGCGATTGCAAATCATTATCCAGATGACAAAAACCTCAGTGATCGTCTTATATTTGAAGGAACAGTCCCTCTTTCACAGTGTAGTTTGACCCTGGTTGAGGGCGGGATGGATGTGGTTGGAAGGGTGCCATTTCCATGATCGCCGGCACTGACGCCCTGCAAAGAAAGAACGTCCAGGTCCCGCTCAAAGTCTACGACAAGATCCGGGAGAAGAAATCCGATAAGGAGAAGATGCTTGCCAAACAGGGCCGGGCCCGGGAAGTGACGCTCGGGGAAGTTGTCGCTGATGCTATGGGAGTTAAGGTATGAAATACAGAATGCCAACGAGGAAAGAACAGATTAAAGCATTCGGATTGAAGGCATATCTCATCACTCAGTACCGCCGCAGGGGTTCGTTTGAAACGGCAGAAAAGATTGAGCAGGGAGTCAAGGTATGACCGAGAAACCCTGTTGCCGCTGCGGTGCGTGCTGCCGGGTACTTCCCCTTCCCATTTCCGGCATGTCACCGGAAATACTGGCATACTACAGGTGCCGGGGTTTGGTTGAAGATCAGGGATTCATTCTGGTGCCGCACGAGTGCATACATCTACATCCAAATGAGCTTGATGTATTCAGCAATATTGTTCCATCGGAAATGACATTGAACAATGCATTTAATAGAGATCATGGATATCCAGAAGAAACATGGTGTGACATTCACGATTCCCCGGACCGGCCCCGGCTCTGTTCCATCTACCACGGCCAGCGCAGGGGATCGAAACACGTTCTCTTTTACATCCCGCCCGGATGCTCGATGAGGAGAGATGGGGTATGATCGAAATTCGGCGTAAAGGAGCGCATGTTCTCCTTCACTACAAGAAAGAGGACATTATTGTCACTCTGTCTCTTGACATGTATGAGGCGCGAAACCTCTATGATTTCCTTAAAGATATGGGAACCCATGAAGGAGACCTCACGGTGATCGATGCGATTATGACCGAGACAGCCCAAGAGATCCTTCAGAAAACCGGTAGAATCCCTTCTGCGGCAGAGATTGTCACAACCGCTTCTGAAAACCGAAGAAACAAGGTGGATCAGACTACCCGTGATTTCCTTCTCGGTGATCGGCAATGATCGACCCGGACCTCAAGAAGTATCTCGATGAACTGATCCGGTTACAGAAAGCCGAACTCGGACTCTTGAGCGAGATCAAGTTCGAGTTGCAGAACGCCCGGAAACTTCAGGGAACTACCTATAAAATCCCTATAAACCCTCCGAGTGCATGGACCCGGTTCAAGTACTGGCTAAAAGGGAAGATGAGTTAACTTCCTTTTTTGAAATAATCTATTATCCATGGCACTATTGCGGCAACGGCAATCACTCCCCCGCAGATCTTCCACCACGTCTGTTCAATAAACCGGATCCGTTTCTCGTGGTCGGCCATGCACTTATTCCCGTCCTCAAGATATTTCTTGATAAATTCGATATCCTTACGTGTCTCAATTATTGCCGTGGCGTGTTCTTGAGTGAAATCCACCATAAATCCCCTCCCTACGTCAAAGTCTGGTTGCTTGATGAAGTCAACTGCTGCATCAGCGTGTAGGTGTTCTTCTCATAGTCACCGAGCTCACACGTCACCTGCATGGTACTCCCGTCAAGCGTCCAGCTCATTACCTGCCACCGGTTCTGGTACTGGCCGTCCGGGTATGTGGCGTTCGGATCATTGCCGGGCGACAGGTTCAGGCTGGTCAGCACCGTGATCAGGTTGCCCTCCCGGACCATATTCGGGTCATAAGTCTGGTACTGGCTCCTCCACCCTGGCGCGCAGTAATCCATAATGAGTTTCGCGGTGACTGACGCTTTCCGTAGGTAATACGATTTGTTGACGAGGTACTGGGATGCGTACACATCAAGATCGGACTGCGTGATGCTGGAATCAACGGTCTGGGTATAGAGAATAATACCGTACAGATTTTTATTGATGGGTGCGTTCCCATCGGGATTTGAGGGGCTTGTATTCATCCACGATACTAAAGTCCCGGGGAACGCAGGGATAGGTGCTGTCCCAAACTGACCCGAGGAAGCAACCTTAATATAATTCCCGTAAATAGGATCTCCACTTGCACCGTAATGATTGGAAGAGAAATCAAAATATCTTGTAGTTTGCCCGACATTGATTCCCACATTTGATGCACTCGTATTAATCAACCATGCTGGATCTGCGACATATAATTTTGTTGTAATAAACGCGCTGTACCGGGTCGCGTTGTAACTTGCTGTACCCATATTGGCAGTCGCGGTGATCGTGGTTGTCAAGGTACCGTCGGCCTGCGTCTGTGTTGAAACCCCTCCGGTAGTGATATAATAAGGCCCTAATGGATTCCCGGGATACCCGGGGATGTATAGATAAAAACTATCTCCAGAAGTCCCGCTTCCTCCCTGAAGGGCATATCCCTGACCGATAAGAACAACGTTTGCAGTGCCACCGGTAAAGGAATAGATATATCCATCCATCCGCTGCGTGACATACGTTGATTTCTTGAAGAAGTTGTAGGTACCGTCCCATTGGTCTTTTGCGTAGAGCGTGGACGTGATGGTCGAGCCGACACCCGTACCCTGCGTGGGTACGATGGTTTTTCCTTTGACAGTCACAACCGTCGCCAGACTCTTGTAATCGGATTTGTCCGAAAAGTCGAGCCCCTGGAACGTGGTCGGGTCAGACGCGGCATTGGCAAGCAGCGTAAGGCAGGGCATTGGCGGTTCCAGAGACCATGCGTAATCAAGGACCGGCCCGATCAGGACAACCGCCCGGGACGATGCCGGAGGGATCATTCCCTGATTCTGGATGCTGGTCAGGGTCAGCGCGGTAGCCGATGCGTTGCTCGAGCAGTACGCCCATGATAGTATCCCGGTCTGGTTGGCAGTCGTGATTGTGGATGTAATTGAGGTGATATACGCCGAGTTCGCGCCGGCTACCAAATCATCGGAATACTGGCTTGCCGTCCATGTCTGGGTCGTCATCAGAACGATCGTACCCGCTGCGGTACCAGCCGCCCAAGTCCCGGATGTGGTAGTGACCTGCATTACGACACCGTAAACCGTACCGCTGGTTTCCCGCACGGTATCCCCTGCGACAATAGTATTCCCGCCATTGTTCAGGCCGCCGGATATGAATGCCAGAGTAACTACTTTGTAGGTCGGGACAGGGAACAGTACCCATTTCCCCGCGTAGTTCCCGGCACCGTAATTCCCGATGGCGTTCCCGAATGTCAGCGTGGGTGACGACCATGTGCTGTAACTGGTAATCACTGTCTGCATTCTCGTACGCCAGTCGAAACCGGAATTATTGGCGAGTGTGATAAACTGGTCGTACATGTCGCCGGACGTGATCGTGTAGGAGATCTGGTTTCCTTCCCGAGAGATAATAGATGGATCTACCGCGCCGTTCCAGTTCGGATCTGTCGAGAGATTTGCCTGTACGAGGCTCGATACTATTGCACCGGTCGAGCCGGTAGTGAGTTTCTGCGCGGATGTCGCGACGTACTGGGTTTTCATCTTACCGATATCAGATTCGCATTCTACCGAGTACGATGCATATCCAGACGTGCCGGAATAGGTCTGCGTGACGCTATTAGTCGCTCGGAGAATCTGGCCGCTCCACACCACGGAATACCCGATCATGACTACAACGTAGACCCCGGCAGTAGTCATCAGGTATCTCTCTGCCGCAGTCGAGAACCCGAGATCGACCGCAGTAAACGTCAGAGTACCGGCTTTGTCAATCGAACCAACGCACTGAAAATCCGTAAAGAAGAGATTGTTGTTCGGACTCCGGACCCGGTTAAGCACAGTCGCGCATGGAGTTGTAACCCCGCTCGGTACCGATGCGGGAACCGGCGGGGAGTAAAGGAAGATGCTGATAGTCTTGAAATAGTCCGATGCAAGCGGTTTTGTGATCAGGGTCGATTGCTGGTACACGGTCTTTGTCGTAGTCGATGAAGTCACACCGGCAGAGGTCTCTACCTGTAACGAGACGGTAAACGTTGCTGGAGACGCGATTGCCGGTACTGTCAGGATCGGGTTCTGCGCTGTAGCCGATGGTGAGAATGTGGCACCGGAAGCCGAGCAGGTCCATGACCATTGATTGATAATCGAGCCGACAACGGTACTTTGGTCGAACAATTTTATCTGTTGCGTATATATCGCGCCGTTCGTAGCGACCTGGACCGGCCCGATATTGTCCGGGTTCATGACAAACGCCGCGACCGGTGAACTCGTGACCGTTACCGTGTTCGTTACCGGGGAACTGCTGCCAGCTGCGTTTGAGGCTGTCAGGGATACTGTGTAGGTACCGGCTGCCGTGTAGGTATGCGTCGGGTTCTGGGAGGTGCTGCCATATCCATCTCCGAAATTCCATGTCCACGATGTCGGGGTATTAGTCGAGGTATCCGTGAAATTCACTGTGAGAGGCGCGTTGCCGGAGGAAGGCGTGTAGGTGAACGAAGCAACCGGGGTAACCGCCGCTGTGTACGTAATGACAATAATGCCATCCGATGCGTGACCTCCGCTATACGTGCCAGCATGTGCCCCGCCTCCGCCAGACCCGTACCCGGAGCCACCGGAGCCTCCTGAACCCCCACCCGTTGCCGCGTTTGAACTTCCATCCCCGGTGACTCCCCCGCTTGCTCCGTTGCCTCCAAGCGCGGTACCAGTCATTGACCCGACAGACAGATCTTGCGCCCCGGTTGAAGAATACGGGCCGACTGTTCCAGAAGATCCGAATGAAGTGGTGCCCCCGCCGGCTCCTGCGTTATACCACGGAGCAGATGTGTTTGAGGTGTAGTTTGAAATTGCCGTTCCGTATGCCCCAACAGAACAAGGGATCACCATACCGGCCGTAACTGAAATGTTATTGACCGTAGTTGATGTCGCTGCGTTCCCGCCGGAACCACCTTCTGCAACAGAAGTCGCCCCGCCGTACCCCTGCGCACCGGCACCGATTATCGTAACACTGGTTAATAACGAGACCCCGGTCGGAACTGTCCACGAAGATGTCCCGACCTTAATGTAAACTGTCGTCAATTCGCGTTCACCACGGTAAGCGTCATTGTACCTGTAACACCGGCAAGATATCCGTCGGCTCCGAAGGATTGTTCGCTGTCAATCGGAGTATCGAGGTTTGCGATCACGACATAGAACGTGGCACTGCCAAGTACCAGCGTCTTTGTTCCCCCGTCGTATTTGAACATGTACCATAGTTTCTCAAATGTAGTCGTAGGAGAAGCGAAATTGAACGTGCCTATGGCATCGAATAACTTCACCGTGACAATGATGTTGTGTGTCAGCATTTTGAGGTTAATCGACTCGGCCCCCCCGCTGGTTGAAGAGGAAGAGGAATCTGTCGGGACAGGGATGATAATCAGAGGATTGTTCCCCTGCATATCAAGACCGCATGAAACCCCCTGTGGGCCGCCGCTGTTGAGATTTGCGGTGACTGCCCCCGTACTGTCCGTCAGGGTCACGGTAAGGAGCGTCATACATTGTACCTGTACTGATTCTGACGGAGTGCATCCGTAACCACTTTCATGAGTTCGGTTTTACTGCCAACGTAGTTGTTTGCATTGATCGTGATGTTGCCCGTTGACTGCCCGGCTTTGGTTACGGTCTCTCCTCCATGGACAACCGCGAGTTGTGGGCCGGACCCTGGCACAGTACCGCCATTATCGAAATGAAGAAGGCTGCTGATGTCACTTTCAAGTCCGGACAGCCAGCTACCCGCAGTAGATACCGCACTAGAAACCGCGTTGCTGGCCCCTGACGTAAGATTGATGACCAGATTCGCCCCTCCGCTCGTGATCGTGTTCCAGAGCCATTGTAAGAAAGATACTGCCGCTCCAGCAATCTGCATCATGAGCGTGATCGTAGGGGTCTGCTTTCCGGTAACCAGCGTGTAAAGCCAGTTGAGCAGGATACCGACCGGCCCGAGCGCAAGAGTCAAAGCGAGATTGACTGCTGAATTTGAAGTCACCAATCCCCAGAGCCATTGAATTACCGACCAGATCGCACCGGCAGTACCAGTAATCGCACCGAAAGCAAGCGTCAGGGTGCCGAGCAGCCCTTTGGCAAGCGTCGCTCCAAGAGACGTGATCCCAGTAGTAAGATTCTGAAAGGTTTTTCCCGACCAGATACCGTTCCAGAACTTGTAAAAGATCATGATACCCTCATAGAGCCAGATTATGCCGGTAATGAGAATCGGAAGGAACGGGAGCAGGATCACATCGATGAGTAGCCCGAGCGCCTGCCCGATAGTACCGAGAATCGTAGTGAGGATCTTTGAGTTACTGACCGCGTCTTTGAGGATATCGACAAGCGCCATGATACCCCCCGCTGCCATCCCGCCGGCAACACCGGCACCCATCATGCCCCCCCCTTTACCTCCGCCGGTAATGGCTTTGATAATCTGGTCGAACATACCCCCCCCGCCGCCCGGCATCCCTCCGAGGATATCCTTTGCCTTGTCCGGCTTCGAGAAGTCCCGCATGAGCCGGTCGACATCGGCCTGCGTTTTAAGGACATGCTCCTCGACTTCATCCAGTTTTACTTCAATTGGATCTACCATAATTCACTCCTATTTCTTGCTTTTGTCCCGGTACTTCTCATTGATTGCATAGTCGAGGAACCGGTTCTCAATCTCCGGTAATTGGAGGACTTCGGACGGGGTTTTCCCGAGCACTCCGCATTTCTCCAAAAGATATTGTCCCTCAAGACTTTCGGCGAAAGCCTTTCAGGGTAGACTCATCACCGCCCATCGCAACCATGAGACCAAACATAATCTCATAGACACGGCTATCGTTGAACTTCAGATCTGTGAGTTTCCAGAACAGGGGATCCGAGAACGGTGTTTCCGTGCAGGCTTCCGCAAGGATCGCGTAGACTTGAGTATCCCCTTCCGAGAGCGGGTCTTTTGATGACTGGATCGTGGACTGCGTCTGTCCGAGCATCAGGCGCAGGCGCTTGGTCAGGAACCGGTGATGTTTGATCTTGAGTGTCCCATACTCGTAGATGGTCTCGTCCGCCTTCTCTGGGATTGCCATCATGGCCTTCATGGCTTCCGTCTCTTCAAGAGCGGCAACCTTCTCGGGAGCGAGCGCTGCCCGTTCGGCATCGATCATCTTCTTGATATTGTCAAGGGGGTCGGTCATGGAAGATCACACCGGATTGGTATCGACAAGGGTCTGGCCGACACCGGAAAGTTCAACCTTCACCCACTGGTTATATGTGACCTTCAGCGGGAACTCCGGGAAAGACGCGTTGGAGACTGTCCGGAGCATATTGGTGTTTGTCGCGGTCATCGGGTAGATCTCCCCCGAGATTGTGAACAGGGCACACCGGCAGGTATCCGTAAGCGTCCCGTCTCCTCCGGTCGGGTTCATAATGTAATACGGGAACCATGAGGAAACGGCCGGTAGGAACTTGATGAACGAGAGTTTCACGTCAACCTGGATCCCATACTTCGCCCGGTTCTGGATGAATTCGCTACCCATCCCCCGGGCGTACGTCTCGGTGCTTTTCATGGTCAGTTCGAGATCCTGACCCATAGCGATCGGTGTTGCAGATCCGCCCGGGGGCGTGACCTGAATAACACAAAGATCTCCAAAATAACAGTCTGCGGCTGCGGTCATAATTCACCTTATTTAAGTATGAATAGAGACACGCGTGTAATAAAGTTTACTTTAGAAAAAGAAAGTGGATTTGTTTTAGGTGGACGCAGAGAACTTGACGTAGATCGCTTCCCGGTGCGCCACCGTTGACGTATCCGTGGCCGTCCCGGTAAATGCAAGGTAATATATCCCCTCGACGCTCGGTAAAGTCAGTTGATACTGATACGTGCCCGTGGTGGTGTTTGTTGCGGTCCCGGTACTGATTACCGTGGTTTTATCCGCTGCATAGAGCGTTACGGTTGGCGCGGCTGAAAGGTTCGCAAGCTGGCCGGTAAAAGAATAGAATGATTCAGTTACCTGAATCGTATCCCCGCACTGGTAAATTGCTGCTGTCATGATTGAATCACAAAGTTCCCTGTCCTTGTAGCGATACTGAACAGACCGGGTACCCGGGCGACTGGCGGAACGGTCGTGAAGGTCCGGTCGAACCGGCTCCGGTCATACTGGGATTTACGGTCGAACATCTCAAATCACCCGTTCAATGTTATAACTGATGTTATATCCCGCCGAGTTGCTCACGTTCGACGAAACATTGTAGATCCCACGTAGGACATAAGTGTGCGATCCGTTGGCAACACCGGCATACGCCCCATCTCCAAAAGTCCAACACCACGCCGTCGGCACATTCTGCGATGTGTCGTTGAACCACGTATGCCCACCGGCTTGAATGGTATTCCGACTTAAGGAGGAGATCGCAATCGGACGTCCTGTAACATTTATCCACGTAGTTTGTGTGGAAATATTATATCCAAAAGAATTTGAAGCGTTCAGGGCTATAGTGTAATTTCCAGTTGTAAAACTGGCAGTTGCGTTTTGTAAAGTAGAAAACCACATCTGCGTATTATTCCCCGCTGCAATTCCCTGATATGACCAGTTCCATGATGTTGGGAAATTAGCAGAAGTATCGTTGAACTGTACCGTAAGTGGAGAGATCCCAGCTGTTTGGTTTACGGTAAAACTTGATACTGGGGGATTCGTGAGAGTAATTGCGACACCATACGGACCACTTCCCACCGTCACAGTAGCTGTAACCGTGTTGGTCGAAGTGTTGATTACCGAGACGCTGCTACCCCCGTTGTTGGCAACATAAGCATACGTCCCGGCTGGGTTTATTGCGACACCATACGGGCTAGACCCTACTGTTACAGTAGTTGAAACTGTATTCGTCGAGGTGTTGATTACCGAGACGCTGTTACCCCCGTGGTTGGTAGCATAAGCATACGTCCCGGCTGGGTTTATTGCGACACCCACCGGACCACTTCCTACCGTTACAGTAGCCGAAACCGTGTTGGTCGAAGTGTTGATTACTGAGACGCTGCTACCCCCGTTGTTGGCAACATAAGCATACGTCCCGGCTGGGTTTATTGCGACACCTTGGGAGTAAGACCCTACTGTTACAGTAGCTGTAACCGTGTTGGTCGAAGTGTTGATTACTGAGACGCTGCTACCCCCGTTGTTGGCAACATAAGCATATGTCCCCATCGGGTTTATTGCGACACCCACCGGACTACTTCCTACCGTCACAGTAGCCGAAACCGTGTTGGTCGAAGTGTTGATTACTGAGACGCTGTTACCCCCGTAGTTGGTAGCATAAGCATACGTCCCGGCTGGGTTTATTGCGACACCTATCGGACTACTTCCTACCGTCACAGTAGTTGAAACTGTATTCGTCGAAGTGTTGATTACTGAGACGCTGTTACCCCCGGTGTTGGCAACATAAGCATATGTCCCGGCTGGGTTTATTGCGACACCTTGGGGGCTAGACCCTACCGTTACAGTAGCTGAAACTGTATTCGTCGAAGTGTTGATTACTGAGACGCTGTTATCGACGTTGTTGGCAACATAAGCATACGTCCCGGCTGCCGATACCGATCCAACCAGCAGGCACAAGCATAAAAATGTGATGAGGATTATCTTCTTCATCTAAACCCCCACCGCCACAACCTGCGCTATAGTAGAATTGCTATACCCGGTTTTACTTCCACTCACATTCATCATGCCACCGTCCTTATATACTTAAGAGTTACAGAAAGAATTTTTACCGCCGCCGCGAGGGTATCACCAGTTGACCGGGTAAACATCAGGGAAAGATGATTCCCGCTGCCGGATATCGTAAAATTCGAAGAGAATGAACTGACATTCCGCAGGCCGGCTCCCGCATTGGTACTGGTCACCGATGCCAGTTGAGTGAGCGCCGCGTCTGATGTTCCTCCGGTTGCCGTCCGGAGGCCCCATAGTTGCATGATACAGGTATTAGCGGATGCGCTTGTGGTCTCCCAGTTGAACCGAAAATCAACGTTCCCCCCATCCCAGTCGTCAGGCATCTCGATTTCGAGGTATGCATGTTGCGTGATCCCATTCGTGTATCCGAGATAGGTACGCTCGATACCACTCGTAGAGAGAACTTCTGTGATAAATTCGGCGTCGGTACCGCCCATGCTTTTAGGGGTGTAAACCGTCCACCGCTGCGCCATGACAACTTCATAGTCATGGAATGGGTTCGGGGCCCGGGAGGTGTCCGTTGGATGGATATGCCCCCCATCAGCCCAGGTATTCGTTGTCCCTATGGTTGCCGTCCCATCAATAACCGGAGTGGTTGAAGATTTCCCGTTCGATGCCGTGAATATCGTGCTGTCAATCGCGTGAGTGTGGGAGTTCGTTGTCGTGGCGTTGGTTGAGGATGATGTGATAGATCCCGGAGTACCCATCGTTACCGATCCGGTGCCGGTAATGGTTGTGAAGTTCATACCGTTACCGGCCGCCACGGAAGTTACAGTACCTGACGAGCCCCCGGCAACCCATTGGGGATTTGCGCCGGCTCCCTGTGTCTGCAAGACATATCCGCTGGTACCGGCTGCCAGACCAACCCATCCAGACCCGTTGTAGTAGAGGATCATTCCCTGTGCGGGAGAACCGGGGGCTGCCCCCCATGGGTTCGCAACCGTGATACTACCGGAAGCATTGGTGATCGTTATACCGGTACCCTGCGTGAGCTGCGCGTTGGAGAACCCGTTCCCGGAAGTCCCGATCCAGAGATACCCGCTGCCGCTGGATGTCGCAGAAAGACGGCTCGTATCGGTCGGGTGAACGTGTGCGCCATCCGCCCATGTGTTTGTAGACCCGATAACGGCCGTTCCGTCAATTATGGGGGTTGTCACTGACTTCCCATTCGACGCTGTGAAAATGGTTGAATCGATTGCATGAGTATGAGAGGTAGCCGAGGTACTGTTTGTCGATGATGCAGTAATCGAGCTGGGTGTCCCCATCGTCACGGTCCCCGATCCGGTGATCGTAATAAAGTTCATGCCGTTACCGGACGCGACCGATGTAACCGTTCCGCTCCCTCCTCCGGCAGTCTGCCACGTTCCATCATCGCGGAGATATTTCGTGCCGGTATTGGCAAGGATTGGCAGGAGACCCGTTGAAGTTGAAGTCGCCACGGGGATAACATCAGAACCTCCCGTAATATGCGTGGATTCATGCGCTGTCGGGGTACGCGCGTTTGTCATTCTTGAATCTGAAGTCAGGACAAGGTTTGAGAGCAGGACGCCTGAATCCTGCACCGTATTCCCCGTCCCGGTACCTGTGATCACGTCTCCGGAGATGAACGAAGCGGTCAGCCCGATTACGGGGTTGGTAAGAGTGGCCTGTTTGCCGGCCAGCGAAGAAACCAGATCATTAATGTTCAGGATAAAGGTGTTCTGGTCATACGCGGTATGCGCCCGGCACCCGAGCGATCCCGCCGGGAACGCCTTCGCGGTCGTCCCTCCAAACCCTCGCGTGACACCTACAAGAGAGCTGCCCTGAACTGCATTTGAAGGATAATAGATGGTTTCCGGGGTGGTATCGGCATCGCTCAATCTTAAGGTGATGAGCCCGGGGCCGGCCAGGATCCCGGAAAGACTGTTGAACGGGATTGTCGTATCACCAGAACCGATCCCGGGCGACGCGACAATATAATCAGGGCTATCCGCCTGTCCCTGATACATAGGGGTTTGTGTCATGGAGTACTCCTAATGTATGAATGAAAATAGGATGAAGATAAAGTTTTCTTGTTTTTTAGAAAGTAGGATTGTTTACGGTTCCACGCCTTTTACGGTCATCGTGAGCAGGATCCGGTCAAGGAGGAAATCGAATTGCTGACGTGGGGTATATTTTAAAGTCCATTTCGTCACCACGCACCCGTTGAATACCCGTCCGGTCTGCTGCTCGGAGGGAATAGTAAGGCTGAAAGGGACGTTCTGTTTGAATAGATTCTTGAGGGTTTCCCCATAGGCTCGCATGATGGCGATGTCCGAATACGGCGACTTGTTGTCCTTGCTGAACCGCCCCCAGATTACGACATGCTGCTGCCATGTATTTTCCTGATCGGAACTGCCGATATATTCCTGTGAGGACATCTGGCCTTCTCCGATTGGAATCACGCAGGCGACCGGTAACAGCGCGGAGTTCTTCGCCAGCACTTCCGGTTCCTCGTCCCGGTCAAGGACATCTTTGAGTTCCCCGAGTGCGACTGCATTGTAGAGGATGCGTTCCCGCACGGCTTGGCTAAAGTCGTTTAAGATCATGGCAATTCCCTCTTCCGGAATGGGCAGTCTGCCGGGACTCCCATATCCTTATTCTGCTGGAACTCGACGTTTGTATCCTCTTTGCACCGGAACTTCCCGTACTGTTCCCGCTGGCTGAAATGGCACGTCTCGCAGGAATCCACCGGGTACCAGATGATTACTTTATCGCTCATTTACTCACGCTCACATGAACATCCTTGATATGGACACGTAAAATACCTTCCCTTTCCATCATCGTGATCGCGTTCCGGATCCCGTTCTCCACGCAGAGCAGAATATACTCGTGGAAGCTGGTCACGATTGCGTCCCTGATCCCGAGCCGTGACTTCCGGTTGTAATTGAAGTGACCGGTATACCGATTATAGAAAAACATACCTTTTGTCTCATGCCCCTGGACTTCCGGCTCCGGGGCCCTGTACTTCCTCCACTGCTTGAGAGAGGGGTACTGAGTCTGCCCCACGCCCGGTACTGCGGATACGAGTGCCTGCTTGTACGTGGTCGGTTCGCTGATGCGGTAAGGGCCGGTACCATACCAGAGGAGATCCGCGACAATCCATTTGCCATCAGCGGTTTTCTTATCGTTGGTCAAATACACGTACCCGGTATCCCCCTTCGCGCTCACATCAACCCTCCACTGGTCTTTCATATGGATTGTCGGACGCTTCTCGACCCATTTCTTTTGAGCTGGATCTGCCGCGAGGAATCCTTGCATATCATCAAAGAAGGGAACTTTTCCATCAATTTTCTGGACGTGATTGTTGAGGAAGTCAAGGCTCGACAGGTTCTCCCGGATATAGGGAACAGAATAATAGAGGATTATCCCCATCGTGCGCCGCGTGACCATGACTGCCTCTAGTCGTACATCGGGCCTGCTAACGAAAGCCGCTTATATTTCATGAGAGTGCTCTGTTCCATATGGGAGAGGATTTGCGCCTCTGAATACTGATTGGTCATCGCCTGATAATCCCTTGACCCACTCGCGGTAACGACTGCGATAGCCTGTACATTTTTCTTCGCAAGGATTAGGTTCTTGAAACAACGCAGGATCTCAAACTTGATCTCTGCGTAGGGCTTGCTTGACGGGTCGTACCCGGTATAGTAGATCAGTTTGACGTTGTTCTCTCCCGGGGCCGGGATGTTGTTGTAAAACGATAACAGCGTCATCTCTTTCTTGGTGATGACCTCGTAATCCCCGCCCGAGCCGGCCGATCCCTGGGTCTGGACGTACGGGTTGCACACCACCCCGGTACTCTGGACGTTGACCTGGATCATATTGACATTCGCTGCCGTGTTGCAGGTCCACCAAACGTATTGTACGCCATCCGTGGTTGGAGTCCACACATACCCGTTGGAATCAGTCTTTGGGCCGACAGCGACAATCGCAGCGCATACCTGCGCGATGGTCTGCCCTGCGGTAACTGAAACGTTTGCCGTGGTGGAATTATTGACTGTGATCTGAATGGTTCCGCTCGATGCCGGCCCGTTCGTGACAAGGATCGCGTCAACTTCAGGAGTCGCGCCGGACAACCGGGATTTCCTCAGTACCCACTCTGGGGGATTGGTCTTCCCACCCACATCTTCATAGACGAGAAGCCCCGTGAGGGTGCTGCCGTTGACCGTGCCGCCCGGGTAGTACAGGTCGCGGAGATAGTACTGGTAATCGCTCGGGAGGTACTGAGACGGGAAGTCCCAGTCGTCCGTAGGGCCCCGGCCACTCCGGTACTCGGTAATGAGTGCTTCCGGCTGGCCCGGGTCGAATGTCGGGACGTTACAGTACCGGTGGACGACCTGCGCGATGACTTCAATGTAGGTGGTGCAGAACGAGATCCAGTCGGTCGATTCCATCTGCTGACCGTTGATCATCATATCGGTATATGCCATGCCGGTAAACTGCTCGACGTCAGTATGTGATAATCCATATGAGCTTGCCGCTGTCATGAAGGATAATTGAAAAAAGAGAGATGATAAAGGTTATGCAGGGTTCGCGGCTGCTTCCTCGACTTCTTTGTCAAGGTCTGCGGCTGCGACATCTTTGAGCAGGAACGTCTCGTAGGTGCTTACTGCATCGACTGGCAACTGTCCTTTGGCGTCCAGATCCTTAAGCGCGTCGCGGATGATCTTGACCGAAGAGGGAGGCAGCTCAAACTCTTTCGGTTTAGTACCTTCATCGTTCCATGTGGTTGTAGAGCCGTTCCGGGCAAGCTCGATCTCTTTCTCTTCCTCCTTGGAGATCGACAGGATCTTTGTGGTGTTCTTTGCGGCCCGGACGTTGACAAACGATCCTGTGCGCGGCAGGATGTTCATAATGACAACTCGTTCCAAAATGTTCAGGTTGACTTTCATATATCATTTAATGGGTTGAAGGTAATTAAAAAAGGTTGTGTTTTGGGGTTACTTGACGATATACTGGACGATAACCTGATATCCGGTAATCGTGGTCAGACTTGCCATTTGTGCGGCGACAATACCGCACGAGGCGGTCAGCGCGGCGCTCATACCCGCTCCGAACGTTACGCCGGCAAGGGTGGCTCCATCGGAGTTGTACGCGGTAAACCCGCTACCCATCGCAAGGAAATTGCCCTGCGCTGCGTAGGTTGCCGTCATGATGTTGACGGGTGAGCCTGCGGTATCCTGAAGGATAAACGAGCCGCTACCCCCGAGCGTACCGGCAATGATAACTTTCCAGTAGACCGGCGTGACCGTATGGCCGGAGATTGCAGGGACAATCGTTACGTTCCCTGCGACAATGGATGCCAGAGGGATGGTAACGTTTGCCGTCATCACAATCGGGCTGCCGTTACTGACCAGCGACCAGTTTGACGAGGTGCTGCCGGTTGCCAGCCATTCAAACCCGTTGGTAATATCGGTATACCAGTCGCCGGCCTGATTCGGGGTTACTGCGCCGGTTGGGTTGCCGCTGCCCCGGAAGTAACAGATATCCGCGATTACAGCGGGCCGGACGTTATCGCCATCAACACGGGATATACCCAGTTTTGCAGGGAGAGAGAGGGCCATTTATGACACCTCTCTAGTTCCCTGTGGTCCCGAGCAGTGAAGCGTCAGGAGACTCCGGCATTGGCAGGAACGTCCCGGTAAGGAATCCGGTTGTTGCGTCGCCCCAGACCACGATGTTCATGATGTAGACTGTATTCGTTGACGCTACACCGGTCGCTGACGCCGTGGTCCCGAGACATCCCCGCTTGACGGTCAGGGTGGACGCGGCGTTGCCGGCTGCGGTCTCACTCAGTACCATCATGATCTCTCCCGAAGTTGTCAGGATGTAGTACGGGGCTACACGGGTGATCGTTGCTGACGTGACCTGGATCGTGGTCGTGGTCGCGGTATACGATGAACCGGAGAGGATGGTCGCTACCCCATAGCTCAGAGTACCGACAAGTGCTCCAGTATACATGTTCGCACATAAACACATCACTCCGGGATAGTCACCGAAGACCGACCAGTCCGCCTGCGTTACTTTGGTGAGTGAGAACACAACGGGGATACTACCATTGTAGTTGAACACTGTTTTTGCGATGTTTGCTGCTGCCATTTTCTTTTCACCTCACGGAAGAGCGATACCGAACACGCCGCCCTGAAGCGAGCTTGCGGCGTCCACATCGGACTTGTCAACCATGGTCTCGGCAGCGGAGAGTACTCCTTTCTGCGAGAGGTTGATCTGGGCGAGCTGGGTGTTCATATCCTGCCAGAGTATTCTCCTTGCGAGCAGCCGGCTGTCGAGAAGTATGATGCAGCCGACAGATGAGCCGCTGATGCTGACCGGGAGGAACGGGTGCGGGATCATTGCGAGGCCGCCAGCGTTCGGGAAGGTCAGTTCGATCTTGGTGATACCGGACGTGATTTCAGTGATGGGGCCGGTACGGAATTTTTCCCAGAGACCGCGCCGGTAGATACCGAAGGTCTGGTAGTCGCAGAACGCGATGTTGGGCTGGAACCCGTACTTTGCCATTGCCTGATACGAGGTATCGAGATCCTTGTTGATCTGGTCGTAGCTTGGGCCACCGGAAGTTACCCAGTTCGCGCCGCTGCCGGCCGTCTTGGTGTTGGCCTGAATGATCTGGTAGATACCGTTGTATGCGACGGAGGTAGAACCAACTGCCGACCGGAACGCCATTGAGGTATCCGTAGGCGAGTAGTTGACACCGATCATCATACGTTCACGGAGACTCCGGAGAGCGTCCTGTGCCATGTCGATACGGATCGCAAGCATGTCACGAGCCGGGAACTGTGCGAGACCGGCAAGCTGGACTGCCATGGTCACACGGTAGACCGCATACAGGTACTTGATGTACTGCGAACGGTTGTACGGTGAGGGGTCGCCTTCTGTGAACATCTGATCCTCAGTACCGGGACCGGCACCGGGCAGATCCCACGGACCTACGATATCGAAGTTCGCGGTCTTACCCTTGTTGGCTTCCGAGGGGATAAGAGCCTGGAACGGATACGGACGCTTGTACAGGTACGTTACGTCCTGATCGGCGATAACGTGCATCAGGTTTGATGCGGTTGTCATTGCTTTCTTGAACTCGCACCCGTCGACCATCTCTTCCCAGACGGCTTTTGAAACCTCGTCACAGAACCGTTCGTGATCGACTTCAAGCGCCTTGGTGACGGCTTCTGAACGGTAGTACTGTTCGTGATCTCCACGGACACGGACATCTCCATCGGGGAATCCGTCGATAACGGACTTTATCAGGGCGTCATCGATCTGTGGAAGCAGCGGGAGGAAATTCAGCGGGGAGTTCGGAGTGCTCGCTTCAAGGAAGCGATTGCGCTGATCGACAAGCATCCTCTGAGTGACCGGAGACCCTTCGGGTATGTTCTTCCACATTGCTTCCCCGATATAGCTCGCTTCACTCCCGAGCGGAATCAGGTTTCGGACATCGGAGGGGGTTTTCATCCCGACAGAACCGAACGAGTCGATGATTCCCGTAGGATAGTTCCCACGGAGGTTCCCCATCATGTTATTATCCATTCTACGGATTCGTGATACCATTTTCACACCTTCTGCTGCTGGCTTTTCTTGCGCTGTGAGGCAAGGGCTCCAGCGTTACCCATCTCGGGAGTCCCATCTTCTTTGATCTTCGTGATCAGGAGACCGGACTTGTAGAGAGGTTCGTCACCGAGTTTCTGTACCTGCTCTGTGAGAGCGTTGATCTGCGCCTGAAGGGGAGCGACTGCATCGGTAAGCGCCTTCTGGAAGTCCTGTTCCATTGCGGCTTTCCGAACGCCATCTTCTTTCCGCTCTTCTTTTTCAGCGCGGTGTTCCTCGTTCTTGGCTTCCTTTTTCTTCTCGTGTTCCTCTTCCTTATCGGCTTCATCCTCTTCGGGAGGATCACCCTTTTCCACGGTAGCGTGGACCTTCTTGTCGGAAGCGACGAGTTTTTCAAGGATTGAGATCATGCGGTCGATCTTGGCACTGATGCCTTTCTGACCTTCGGCCTCTTCGTGTTCCTCTTCCTCATCGCCTTTTTCAACCTGCTTTTCGGGGTCAGCTTCGTATGCTTTCCCCTTCTTTACTTTCGGGCCTTTCTTGGTCTCGGTCTCTTCGACCGGGCCCTGACCCTCTTCCTCTTTCTCTTCGTCAGAGGTCTTTTTCATTTCAAGTGTTCCGTTAGGTTTCGGCATTTTACCACCGTCACATTTCTTACATTTCTTCGTGCCTGTTTCGATCAGCGGATTGACGATCGTACCTTTTGACCGCGCTGCATCGGCTTGGTTCGCGCCATCCGTGACCGGATGGATTAGTTCAGATTCTGTGGTTTCTGCTTTAATTAAGTTGTCCTCCACTTTAGTTATCACAAGTGCGGTTGTGTAAATGAATGTGGTCTCGTCCTCCGACTCTGCCTTAACGACGTTGAACTCCGTTCCTTCGTTTCGGGCGCGGTCATCACAGACCGAGATACTGTCCAGCCGCAACTTCTCCGTCCGGCAGGGATTGTCGGCCCTGCGGAGCGCCTGCGGGACGTTACACTGGTCGTTATACACAATCCGTTTTCCTGCAATCGATACCTGATCATACCGCCCGGGAGTACCTGCAGGAAGGTTGATCTTTTCCCAGACATCATCTGTGGCCCGGTCGTCCCGGATCCTTACCAGCGCCTTGAACTCGTCATCTGTAGTCCTCCATATTTTTTCAGCGATCCCGATAGGCCGTTCCTTATGAAACTCGCTGATGATCGGGAAGTTCCGGTAATCCTCAATCGCGTCGTTCATCGCTCCGGCTGTGATGATCTCCTTGTCCTTATCAACCATCGGGATATGGAAAGTCATTTCAGCCCGGCGGGGAGATTTGAGGATGTCGAGAAGTTCATGACTCCACGACTTTTTGATCTCCATTTTGCCGTGTTTCTTATCGACATCGACAGTCATAGGAGCGACGCTACCGGCATCAGACTTCTTGAGATCCCGAGCGACTGCCGAATACGCAGCGTCCGGATTCGTGCATTTCTCTAGGTTCGCTTTCAGTTTCCCACACGTTGCCCGGACCTGTTCCTCTGAATACGAGGGGTTTTTCTCACGGATATCAGAGACGCAATCCGCAAAATCTTTCCAGTGACCAAAGGGCATACTCACCGCCTTCAGTAGGTTTCCCAGTCGATCTGATACGCACACGCGCCGCTGTTGTTCTGGACCTGAATCACAACCGCCGCGTAGTTCTTGTCAACATCCGTACTGGTGACTGTGGCACTCGCTGCAATCGAGGTCTGCGCTTTGATGGTTACTGCTTGACCGGCAGACGCCCCGGAATCGAATGGATACCCCAGGATCGTGTAAAACATCGTGTTCGATCCGTTCTGGTTCTGGATCAGTGCCACGAGTTTCCCCTGCGGGCCGCACCCCTGGGTATTGACAACGACTGCATTGACGTTCGTTGCTGTGGTAGTACCGGATGTTGTCCCGGATTTGAATGGCATTAACATTGTGTACACAACTCCAATGCACTTGTTTTACTGAAAGTGCATTTTAGTTGTGGAAGAATTACAAGAGCGTGGTGATAAAGGTTTGCTGCGAAAAAAGGGGAGATTTAGATTGAAACAAGGATCGCGCAGGCTGTTCCCTGCCCGTTTGCCACGTCGTTGAATACATTCGACTGGGTGCCGTTTGACACGGTGAACTTCGGATAGAAGGAGTGGCCGGTGTACTGGGTGCCACCCTGCACGTAGGTGTACGTGTGGGATGGAGACGCGACCTTGCCGGCGCTCGCAACGGTCAGCGGGATTGTCTCGATAACCCCGTCAAGCCAGTCGATTGTCAGGGTCGTGGTGGCGACACCTGTTACCACATTGAGGATAATTGCAGTACCGGATTTCACGGAGAGGGAAGTCGGGGTGACAGTAAACCCGGGGTCAAATGTCGTGGTGCTTGTTGATGCAGTCGTTGCTGCGGCGTTCGTTGTTGATGCGGTCGTTGCTGCGGCGTTCGTTGTTGATGCAGTCGTTGCTGCGGCGTTCGTTGTTGACGTAGCAGATACCGATTTCGTACCCTGGTGGAACAGGTAGATAATAATCGTGCTGACCCCTGCGAGAACGGTTCCGCTGTCCGGGAACGATGCAAGTATCTGGGTCAGAAGCGCGTTGAAATCCGGAAGAACACCGGTCGTGATGTATGCCACGATTGCGACAATCGCCACGTACCCGAAGGTCTGGGCGTAGCTCTCAAGGTTGAATGTTTCTCCTGCGGTTGCCTTGCGGTAGATGTACATTGCAGTCACATAGACAATGCCTGCGAAAAGTACCGCCATAGTGATTATGGTCTGTGTATCGGTCATACTTTACTCCTTATGCATAAGGAATGTGGTTGGAGGATTATTATTTGAAAACCCCGTGGGGAAACCCCCGCCATCATCCCGATTTAAAAGAGGGCGATTAAAGGATATTAAGGATTCGTTTCACGCGCTCACGTTCAGATCCATATCTTTTCCGATCTTTTTCATTGCCGCGAGGAACTGCCCGGGATGCTCTTCATCCCCTCCGGCTGCGATCACCTTCTTGATGAACGCTGCGGTAGCTTCGTTCTTGGTGTGCTTTGCGATGAGTTTCCCGTCAACGATACCGGCCACTATCCCGATACCTTTCCCGGAGACCTTGACCATCTTCTGAGCGCCTTTGATATCTGGTGCAGGTGTGTATTTTTTCGTGACATAATACCTTCCTCCACCAGATCCTTGACGTTCTCCCCTTCCTTCCGGTGCCGATTGCCCCTCAGAAAGATACACTTTAATCTCTTTGTTGCTTTGATGCAGAAGCCGTTTGTCGCTTGGAGAAACCAGCCCGTTTCCTACTTTTGAATATTGTCCTTGGAATCTATTTTCTGTCATGCTGACACCACCGTTATAACATTATTATGCCGATCAATTTTCTTATTATCAACAACTTTCCATTTTGTGCCTCTTTGGATGGTTATTTCTTCTTCTCCGTGTTTGTCGGAATAAATTCCTTTGGTAGACGAATTTGTGATTGCTCGGATAATTATTTTGTCAATTCCTGCAAATCTTTCGGCGATTTTTGGATTTAATGAGTGAGATTGAAATCCGTCATCTTGAATGATATCTCCTTCTTTTACGTTCCTATACATTTCTTCTATTTTCCAACCCCCGCCCATAATTCCCCTCCATAAAGTAACTCCTTCTGGAAGGGGCGGGCTTTCATCAATAAGGTTCTCTACGTTCTCATTCATTTTTTCATATTCCGCTCTTTTTTCTGTAGACATTTGTTTAAATCCGATAATTGAGGGGTTTTCGTTTTTTCTTGATAATGCTTGCATTATCGCAAAAGGTGTATCTTCGCCCGTATCCAAAAATTTCTCATAGTCGGTTCCTTCAGATACTTTTTCACCATAATCCACAATGTCTTTTGATAATTTTCCTTTAAAATATTCTAATATTTTCTTTGAACCTTCATCGCTGAAGGGGGTGTCATGTGGCTGTTGAGGGATGTTTCCTTTCCCCTGTTGATTTGATGTGGCGGAAGCCGGTGCTCGTGTTTCACCGTTGCCTCCGCCATTACGGTTTTTTGGTTCGGGTTCTCTTACAGGATGCCGTATTTTCCCGGGTTGTTCATTC